ATTGAGCTCATACTACCTCCTCAGCAATGCCAAGTAATTCAGCAATTACTAACAAAGCTCCTGCAGATGGCATATGCCCAGCAAATAAAGCACAACCAGCAAGAATGCGGATTACGCTTTTACCTAGACTAATATAAAAATGTGATTTAGGATTTGGATTATTCATAAATTAAGAAAGTTGAGTTACAATTACGATTACTTCTTGATATTCGTCTGAAAATATAGCAGTTTTGTGTTTGATTTCGTTATCGTACATATCCATGTCAGACCAAATCCAACCTTTTTCTTCTGGGTTTTCATCACAGTCAAGAATGTTTTTAGCTTCTTTAGCATCCCAACTGTTACTTTTAATAACTGCTTTAGCTATGTCTTTAAATTTCCATTCTTTAATAGTTTCTTCACTGCTAATAACAGCTCCAAAACCAAATGTAATTCCTGAGTCTCTAAATATAGTGGTGATTTTAATTTTCATACGATTATTATATCAAAGTTCCTCAAACCTTGAGTGCTCGATCCCAGACCTGTAAATGCATTCTATTAGAAAATTTAAACCCATACTTCTTACAAAGTTCAGCTACTACAGGTCCAACTTCTAATAGTTCTTTACGGCTACCACAGCAAGGCATTATCCATACTTGCTCTGAACGTAATCCAATATCAGGATTGTTAAGATAGTTTTCTAATACTTCATTCAAATCTGATTCTTGTTTAGCTACAAACTTAAAACAAGCATTATGCTCTACTAAAAAGCGCAATACATCTGGTTTAAAACGTTTTTCAGCTGGATCACCATTACTAGAAAGTTTAGGTGAAGTGGTATATGTTACTTGGCAACCTATTTCATGCCATTCAGGGTCAGGCATCAATGTACCATTTGTTTCAAAGTCAATATGTAATTGAGGTTTACCAACATCTTTCATTGTTAATGTTCTACTAAAGTTTGCAAAACCCCAACGGTCTCTAATAAACTTTACAAACTCAATTAAGTTCTTTTGCTGAATAAAAGGTTCGCCACCAGTTAACTTTAATATTGCTCCGTCTTTTAAATTCTGGTCATAACCGTTTTTTTCATACAATTGAGCAATCTCTTCAAACGTCATTTTATTCTTCTTAGACCAGCTAATGTAGCTATCACAACCGTTTGGAGAGTCCTCACTTTTAAAGCCAATACACGTCAAGTTGCACATAGACATTCTCATAAACACTGAAGGATAACCAATATAACGGCCTTCACCCTCTAACGTATAGAATACGAAATCATCTGATAAAAATAAAGTTTTAGTAGAATCTATGCTCATATAGTAATTATAGTTTTGTTCCTTTTATATCCACAATTATACGATAAATAATGTTAATGTCAAGTAAAAAATTCCGTAAAGGAAAAAAGAACGACGGGTATAGGGAAAAAGAAATTGATGAATTAGAGAAATCTCTAAAAAGCAAAAAATGGGAGTACGATTTTGACGTTACAAACAAGTATACGTTCAATGATATCCAAAACCGTTTATTAGATGTGCTGCAAAGAGAGGACTCTCACGCTGCTATAGTAGATGGGCCGGCAGGTACAGCTAAGACTTATTTAGCAGTATTAGCAGCCCTCAAATTAGTAGCTAAACGTAGATTGGAAAACATAGTCTACGTTAGAAGTGTGGTAGAAAGTGCTAGTAAAAGCATTGGCTACCTACCTGGTGAAATAGAAGAGAAGTTCTCTCCTTGGGCAATGCCGTTAAATGATAAACTAGAAGAATTGGTTTCTCCAGCGGTAATAAAAAATCTAATAAGTACTAACGTTATTAAGTGCGTACCTGTTAATTTCTTAAGAGGATTAACGTTTAGAAATAGTTTTGTTATTGTTGATGAAGCTCAAAACCTAACTCTTTCAGAATTAACTACCATCTTAACCAGATTTGGTCATAATAGTAAGTATGTCATAGCTGGAGATTCGTTTCAGGCTGATATTGGTAAAGCTACAGGATTTCAAAAGATTCTAAATGCTTTCTCATCTCCTGAATGTACTGAAAAGGGAATTTATACTTTTAGGTTTACTGAAAACGAAATTGTAAGAAGTGAAATCTTACGGTTTATTGTCGGTAGGCTTAAGGGCATTAGCTAATTCTTTTATAGCCTCTTCATAGCTAACCATTTTCACTTTATTAGCTGGTTGTAAAAACTTTTCAGGTTTTACTGGTTCTAACTTAGCTATTGCTTCAAACATTGACTTGTTAACTTGTTGTTCAAGTTTAACCAATTTTTCGTCTCTCTGTTTTACATAGGGAGCTGTCATGTTCGGTAATTGAACATTCATAGCAGGTGGGGAACCAGCCACCTGGAAACCATACACATCCCTCAACTTCATTTTATTTATTTAGTTGGATTACCCCAAGAAGTCCCCTTAAAAAGGTCTTTATATGTATTTTTTGATTTATCTGTGTACTGAGGTACAATACGTTTTGTTGGTTCTGGTACAGTAGTTGGTTGTGGTGTTGGAGTGTCTTGTTTAACTTCTGAAAGTAAAACTGGTGGCTCTTTTGTATCTACTTTTGTAGTGACTGATTGTGAATAATCAAAAGTTAAAGGACCATTAGCTCCAATACCAGGAGTAGCTGTAGTGGTAGTTTCAATGTTAGATCTTTCACATATTGCTGAATTACCTTCATGTTCCCAAACTTCTACTTTCTCACACCAGCATCTCTCTTGTGTTAATCTTTTTACAAATATGTTTGCAGCATTTAAACAATACTCAGCAAACTTTTCAATACCTACACCATCTGCAAATACTCTTAAATCAATAACTCCCTTTTCGTGTAGTAATTCAAATAATGGTCTCTGTGGATCATTAGCTGCAATGCAAGTTGTATGATCAAACTTATCTTCAAGTAAAGTCTTAAAATCTTTAAGTGCTCCAAAGTCTACTACCCAATTGTTGTTGTCGAGAGTATTGCAGGAAAACCAAAATTTAGCCTGTAAGCGGTAACCGTGGAGATATCTGCAATGGCTGGTAGCGTTAGGTTGACGAAAAGCTGTAGAACCTAGAGGAATAACTTTAGTGGAAGAGAATTTTGACGAGCTCATATAATATTATATTGTCTTATTATATGAAAGTTCCCTTTTTAATCAACTGAGTTTGGGTTTAACTTTTTGCTTACTCTTTTTTTTCTTCTTATTACCACCTAAACTTGTTAAGTCTCCCGTTGAAAGTTGTTTTAATTTTGCATTTTTATTTGCTAACCAACTTTGTGCCTTTCCAATTGTACTCAGCAAACCTTCCATTTTAAGTTCAGCCTTAGGAGTTTCATTTACCAAAAAACCTTCGTACGATTTGTCTTTTTTAACAGGATCGCTTTTAAGCTTAACTTTAATCATTTGCTCCTGTTGTTCGAAGATTTTATCTAATTTTCCTAATTTCATAATATTATTTATTGATTTTAAGACTATTGGTAGTATAATCTAAGTATGTCTGAAGAACGAATAAAATATCCATCGATACCTACCGCAAACAGTAATTTGCCTAGATCTGAAGAAGAAAAGCAAGCCATCATTGAAAATGCTTCCAAGGCTTATGAAGGCTTTTTAGATGCATTGTGCATTGATTGGCGTAATGATCCAAATAGTGAAGGTACACCTCGTAGAGTGGCTAAAGCTTATGTATGTGATTTAATTAAAGGTTGTTACGATCAACAACCAAAGATTACTTCATTCCCTTCCGATGGTTATGATGGTATTGTAAGTCAAATGAATATACCTTTAACTTCAATGTGCAGTCACCATCATTTAGCTTTTACTGGTGTTGCTCACGTTGCATACATTCCAAGTAAGAAAGGTAGAATTATTGGTCTATCAAAGTTAAATCGTATTGTAGATTTTTATGGTAGACGTCCTCAAGTGCAAGAAGCTTTAACAGTACAGATTCATAAAGCTATTGATGAAGTATGTGAAAAGAATAGAGGTGTTGCAGTTGTTATTAAAGCAGCTCACACTTGTGCTTGTCATAGAGGTGTAAAGCATTCCGGATGCTCAATGATAACATCAAAGTTATCTGGTGACTTTATGAAAGAAGCTGAATGTCGTAAAGAGTTTTACGATTTTATTGCTTCAGCTGAAAGAAAGTGATTTAACTGACGTTATTAGTTTTAGTAACGTCTATTAAGCCACCCATTTTAACAATAAAGTCTTTACCAATAAGAACTTTTTGTTCGTTCTGAGCCCTGTCCGCTATACTGAAAGGTGTATTTGGATGGGGCTCATCCCCTATCTCTATATCAAACAATACAACTGGACG